ATTGAAAATAGCGTAACCAAATTTATCAAATTTTCCAGCGGATCACTATCTTGTCAGATGTGACTTGCACCTTGTCAATTAACTCTCTGACAATAACTTTCTGGTTATCATAGGACATATCCAGTACACTGCTTGCATCTAATAGCTTTTCTATCTTCTTCCTTTGGCCCGCTTGCTTATCATTCGAGGCTTTTTTTATTTCATCTTCCAACGCGTTTCTTTGCTTGATAAAGTCAGCGGACTTGCTCCTTAATTCGTCCAGCGTGATCCTATCGTCCAAGTATAGATCATTCAGCTTGCTCAGTTTGAGCGTTAGGCTGTCTATCTGTTTCTGGATTGCCCGCCTGTCAATCTCTGGGCTGGTATCGTATGAAAATAGCTCTTGTATTTTGTCTGGGTCGTTCTGTAACTGAGCGATGCGTGTTAGTACATAATGCTCTAATAATTCCATGTCATAGTGTCCGGAATCACACTTTTTATTGTCATTGTAGACCGTTACACCCCTTGTCTTTCGCGGGTGTCTTTGGTAGCACTCATACCTTTTAAAGCGTGTACCGTCTTTTCTTACAGCCCCTAAAATAACTTTAAGGGGCGCGTGACAGTATCCGCATTGAGCCAGCCCGGATAGCATATACTTGGCCTGGAATGGTCGAGGGTTTGATAATTCCTTGGCCGTCTGTTGCCGTTTAGCCAGCTCTCTTTGCGTTTGCTCAAAGTCATCTAGCGAGATTATAGCCTTGTGTGTGCCTTGGAATGTTTGGCCCTTATATTGGTTTAGTCCACAATATACAGGATTGGCTAGTATTCCTCTAATTGTGCGATAGCTCCAAGACGGTTGTTTGGGGTATTCCCCGTTTATCTTGTCTCTTAATTTAGTGATAGACATACCGGCCAAGTAAGAAGTAAATATTTCTTTAACTGCCAGCGCTTCATACTCGTTAACAGTCATTGATCCTGTTTCTTTGTCGTAGTTGTACCCATAGGAAGTTTTAGCCCACATCATAGACTTCCCAGCTTTAGCCCGTCCCAGCTTGCCTAATTGCATACGCTCTTTGATCTGCTCGCGCTCTAGCTGAGCGAATACTGACAATAGGCCAATGACGGCCCGTCCGAATGGTGTCGATGTATCGAAGTTTTCCAGCAGGCTTACGAACTCGATATTATTTTTTAAAAAAATATCCTCTATCAAGTAGAGCGTGTCCTTTTGGCTACGGCTCAAACGGTCCAGCTTATATACTAGTACCGTGTCAAACAGCTTGCTCTGGGCATCTTTTATCAGTTGCTCAAGTGCTGGGCGCTCGGTTGTAGATCCAGAAAAACCCCCGTCTGTATAGACTTTGTAAATGTGCCAGTCTTTTATATCGCAGTAACTTTCCAGCTTTGCCTTTTGTTCTTCGATTGAGTAGCCCTCTTCTAACTGAGAAGTGGTTGAAACTCGCACATATAGAGCTACTTTATTAATTTCATTCATTGTCTTTCCCCTCCATTTCTGCTAAAATAGAGTATAGAAAGACGCCTTTCAAAATATTCATTTTGAAACCTTTCCTTATCTCGATTCCCTCACGCTCAGACTCGCCAAAGTTTGAGAGCGTGGGGCTTTTTTTATTTGTCTAAAACCATTTTACCGTTTTGCTCCTGTGCAATGACTTTCGCATTAGCATCTAAAACGATAAGGTTTGGAGCTTTAAAGTTTGGGTCATACTGTCTAAGCTCATTCTCTCCAGACTGTTTTATTTTAAGCATACCGTCAACCATAGGTTGAGCCTGTTTAATCTGTGCATCGGTTAGGGCGTCTGAAATAGTGATTGCTATATCTTTCTCGGTTGAATTAACAGACGCTTTAGGATCAACTCCATGTACCCATGCTTTAAAATTTTCCACAAAAACATCATAAGCAGAACGTCCTTGTAAAACATCACTAGAAGAAGTTGAAGAAGTCGATGCTTTACTTGATGATGAGACTTGTTCCGTGCTTTGTTCTTGACTTTGGTCCGTATCTGCTTCTTGCTGACTGCACCCAGCGATAAATAGAGTTAGTATTGCTACTGCTGCAAATGTTACCTTTTTCATATATTCCTCCCGGCTATCCCACTAGCCTATAAAATTCATCAATAACCATTAATTCGTCGGTTACTGATTTAAGTTTGTGTCGTTCCATAAAGTTTAAATAGTTAAAATCTTCCTTGTCTACTCTTTCCAACTCCTCTCTCAGTAGCGCGTGAATCATGGCCCGGTTGGCTTCATTTTCGCACTTTATCGGGTTGATAGTATAATCGGCCTCGGTATGGTCTAGGTGGCCTAATTCGTGCAATACAACCCTTTTCTGGGCCTCTCTAGTTAGTGATTTGTTAACAAAGATAATCCTCATATCTGAGATTATCATTCCTGGTCGTGGCCATAGGTCGTTATCAAAGTAAGCAAGGGTGACTCCCTCACTATCGCATATTTCTTCTATAGTCATAATCTGCCTTGTAGGTATATTTCTATTATGTTTTGGATTGCTTGTATATCGTTTTCTGTCAGCGGTTTGCCGTCGAAAGTCTTTGCGCTTTCGGCCAGCTTGCGCAGGTCGGTTTCTGAGTAGCCTGTTTCAGTGGTTGTTTCTGCTTCTTCTTCCCAACCCATAAGGTCAGCGGGTGAAATATTCAATGTTTCAGAAATCTTCTTTAGTACCTCTGGACCAACCTTTTCTATATCCCCTTTTTCGTATCTAAATATAGTTGAGCGAGAAACTCCCACGCGCTCAGCGAGGGTATCAGCAGAGATCTTCAATTCTTTTCTTCTTAGTTTAATTCTTTCTCCGACGTTCATGATTTTTTCTCCTCTTATATATTACACGTTAATTTTACATCTTTAGTTTCAAAAACGCAACAAAAAAGTTTCAAAAATGCGATTTTTTTGTTGACAAACTTTTTTCGTCATGTTATACTTAATTCAACAAGTCGCAGAAGTGCGACAAAAAGAAAGGAGAATACATGGTTAATGTATCGAAATTGAAAGGTAAAATCGTAGAACGAAACACCACGCAAGAAGAACTTGCAAGTAAAATCGGTGTTACAAAAAGTACGTTTTACCGCAAGATGAAGCGAAATGGCAACTTTTCGATCAAGGAAGTAAACTTGATCGTGTCAGCCCTCAATCTTTCAAAAGATGAAGCTATGGCCATTTTTTTTAGCGAGACAGTCGCATAAATGCGACAATCTAGCGAAGTGAATAGAAAGGAGAAAGATGGCGGAGAGAAGAATGTTATCTAAAAAGATTTTTCAAAGTCGAAAATTTTTAATGATGCCGTTCGAAGCGCAAGCCCTATACACCCACTTGATTTTATCAAGCGATGATGATGGAGTGGTTGAGGCTTTTCCTATCGTCCGAATGATCGGAGCCAAGGAAGACTCGCTAGGGCTGCTGGTTGTAAAAAAATTCATCTTACCACTAAATGACGATATGGTTTACTTTATCACTGATTTTGAAGAACAAAACAAAATCAGAGCAGACAGAGTACAACCCTCACGCTACCGCGAACTGTTACTAGAAAAAACAGACATGGTAGTAGACGGCAAGCGAGTTACTGGTCAAAAAAAATACATTGACGGACAAGTGTCTGACAAGTGTCTGACAAATGACGGACAAGTGTCTGACAAGTGTCCGCATAGTATAGGTAAGGATAGGATAGTAGAGGATAGTATAGGTGAGTATAGTCTAGTAGAGTCAAGGTCAGATAATGACGATGACGCTGGTCAAAAATCTTTTTCAAAGATTATCAAAGACAGCAACATCAAAATCAATGAGCGTCACACTCAAATGTTAATGGACTATATCGCATTAGACCATTTCACAATCCCTATGATCCAGTACGCTGTAGAAAAGACAGAGGATGCCGGATCAACCAGTTTTAATTATCTAAAAGCAATTTTAGAAAACTGGAAGAAAGAGGGATTTACTTCTTTGGAACAAGTCGAGGATCATGATCGCAAGAGACAGGCAAAACAAACAAAAAAAGAGGCCAGTCCCTATCCTATCAAGAACCCAGTATTTAGTCCTTACACGGACTTACTACCTTGGGAAGAGGACGAGGAGGGATAGCCTATGGATTTACCGCTTGTCTATCACATCAACGAACAAGAGACTTGTGAAATACATCAATGCTTCAAATGGTCGTTGAATGATGATGTGAAACTGCAGGACGAACGGAATAGAACCTTTTGCCCAGAGTGTCAACGTGAAAAGATGGCGCGTGAGGAAGATCAGAAAATAGGTCAAGCTCACGCATCAACAATCTTGCGCAGGACTTACGACGTGCTTGATAAAAACAGCATCATACCGAGCGGACTGAAAGAAGCTAGTTTTAAAAACTTCACGGTAACGAATCAAATCGACCAGGAAGCCAAAAATTACGCTTTACGCTTGGTATCTCACTACTTGCACGATGGGAAAGGTAACGCTCTGATAATGGGGAAAGCTGGACGCGGTAAGTCACATCTAGCGATGGCAATAGCAAGTAAGTTGAACGCTGACTGGAAAGCAAACAAGCTACCAAAGAGCATACTATTTGTTAACTTGCCAGCCTTGTTTATCAAAATTCAAAACTCTTTCAACCGTAAAGAGGGAATGACCAGTAACGAATGGCTGGAGCTACTAAAGAAAGTTGACTATCTTATCCTGGATGACCTTGGACGGTCTGACAATGCACAGTGGAAGCAAGACTTTCTGTACAGCTTATTAGACGAACGAGAATCAACAATCATCACAACGAACCTTGTAGGATCGGAAATGAAGTCACTTTTTGAAACCGGCCTGGTCAGCCGAATCACAAAAGGCGGACGGGACCTTTACTTCAAGTACCCGGACAACGCAGAAGATCGGATGAAATTGCCATTTTGATTGACAAAATGATTGAGGGCTTCGAAGCTACTTGCTACGAGCTTTCAGAAGAAATGAAAACTAAGCTACTAGCTAGTGATCCAGATAGTGCAAGAGGTAAGATTATGGACCTGTACGCTTGCCGTTTAGCTGGCAGAGGATAAAAAAAGGCCCTTTGGGAACGGGACCCCAAAAGACCAGAGATAAAACTTTTCTAAAGGAATTATAACACGATGAGAAATAAAAATCAATGGCGACCGCGCATAATCAATATTATGGCAGACGGTAGCCAGGTAGAAGATTTAACAGGGTACACGATACCAGGAGATAGCGGTTATTATAACGCAATCAGACGAATCAATAAGGAGATTTGAAATGTATAACGATATTTTAGGGTGTATGACAATTGCAGGGACATTTTTCGCAGCAGGCTTCGCAGGGGCGGTTTGGGATTTCAAACGTGCGCAACGGAAGAAAGCCAGACAAGCAAAACAAGATGCGATCATGCAACAGTATGAAGAAGATTTGCAAGAGAAATTTGAAGAGGGCTACCAAGCATTTCAAGCTGATCTAGCGTATGCACGCAAGCATTCACACTCAGATAACGACTGGAGCATGGCAGATGTTTCATAGCAAAAAAATTAAAGCATTAAAGCAAGAGATACATTTTCAGAAAATCGACCTAGAAGGCAAAAATAATATACTTCGAGTAACTTTAAATGATAACAGAAAGCTACGGAAGGAACTGAACCAAAAGAACCAACTTTTAAAAAAGTATCAAGAAGTTTTAATGAAGTATCAAGAGGAGGGTAAGCTATGAACGAACGCTTACAGCTAATACTGGCTTGCATTAGAGTAGGACGGGCGAATGTGCTGACTACGCGCGACATTGCCAGAATGACTAACCTATCAGTGCGAAAGGTACGCGGTGGCATCGCAGAACTTCGACTTAATTACTCAGTGCCTATCGTGGCCAGTCGTTCACTCCCACGCGGATATTATTTCGCAGAGAATGATGATGAGTACACAGCGTGGGTGCTACAGTACAAGAAACAGATCAAGACAGAACAGAAGCTACTGGATAGCTTGAAAAAGACAAGTTGGGATAGTTACAAGAAATTAAAGGAGCGCGAGAATGTTTCCATTTGATTATGATCGTGACTATCTACAACCAGAGATTGAGAAAGAACACAGAGATCCGGATTTATGGCATTGGTACGGATCAGGACATCGCTACATAGGCGATGATGATGAAATTTGAAAAAACATTGGAGATAAGAAATGGCAAAAGGCAAATATAAGAAAAGACATAAATTTGTCAATATAAATAGCAATGAATTGTATTTTATGTCTGATAAAAGAATGAATGAGGATGTTATAAATGAGATCCGGAAATATGACGAAAATGGAAAAGTCGAAAATGAGTACAAGAAATTGACTGATGAAATCAATTTCAAAAAATATGATTTTTTCGACAATTACGTTAATACAATAGCTAATCATATTATAGGTCGAATTTACACATCTTACTTAAATTTTAAATTAGAAAAAGTCAAAGAACACACACTTAAAACAAAAAAACAACTGCTTGATGAAATTGGATTCAATGAGAACAAAACAATAATAGCTATAGGGACAGCTATTTCATCTTATCCGTCACCTAACAATATACGGTTTTTGAGGAACGTTAACAATAGAGTAGATGATGTTTTCCAAAAAGAAACATTTGGATATGATTTTGGACTGAGATGGCCTATTGAAGAAGTAGTCAGATTGTCATTTAATCAGTTTTATCGTGTTTCTAATCGAACTATTGCCGTCAAAGAAACATCTCCGAAAAAAGATGAGAACCAAGATGCAATCGTAGTTAAAGAGCAATCAAAGAATATTAATGACGATTTAATCTTTTTGAAGAAAAAGGCAATTTTACTTAACGACGCTAAAACGATTGAAGAAGTCGTAGATACGGCCAATCAGATTTTAAAACTTGCTGAAATTTTAGGAGGGTAGCAAACATGGCGACACTTTACGAATTGACAGGACAATTTCTTGATATCTACAATCTGGACCTGGACGATGAAACGAAACAGGACACGCTGGACAGCATCGACTGGAACGAAGACTACGAGAACAAGGTAGAGGGCTATATCAAAGTCATTAAGAACCTTGATGCAGATATCGAAGCCCGAAAAAATGAAATGGACCGCTTGAAGAAATTAAATGATGCTGACAAGGCCAAAAAGGACCGAATGAAATCGACCCTTGAAGAAAGCATGGAACTCACGGGACACGAACGAGTAGATACGACCTTGTTTAAGGTGTCATTCAGACGCTCTAAGGCCGTGGAGGTTGACATGGTCTTACTACCAGACGAGTACAAGAAAGTTGAATACAAGGCCGATAAGACGGCTTTAAAACGACTTTTGACAGACGGGCAAGAAATCGCTGGGGCAACCTTGGTTGAAAACAAGAATTTGAGTATTAGGTAGGGGGGAAGTATATGACAAAATTATCTTTTTCAGAATTGCAAAAAAAGATGCAATTAGAAAAGAAAAAATCAAAAGATGTTAAATATGCATTTCGTAACGCTGAAGACATTTATACAAAATTTAAAGAGGTTAATACAGATTGGGAACTAACTGTATTTGATGATTTGGTTGTTATCAGCGATCGCATCTTTGTGAAATCAACGGCTACAGTAACAGATGGAGAAAGACAATTTCAATCGATTGGATTTGCAGAATTGGATACAGTACCAGTTTTAAACACTCAAAAAGGACAATTCAAACAAATGCAAGTTCCACAATGGACTGGCGCAGTGAGCTCCTACGCTCGCAAGTATGCGCTTCAAGGGCTGTTTGGCATCGGGGAAAAAGATGTAGATGAGTACCCAAGCGATATGAACGAACCAGATCAGCCAAAAAATAAAACAAAACCTAAAGAACAAGCTGAAGCCGTTATCTCAGTTGAAAAAGCAAACTACTATTTGAAAGAGGTTGCTAAGATTTCAGAGGAAAAAGGCAAGCAGGACGGTTCAGTAGCTCAATGGTTCTTGCGATATTTAGATGTCGCAGATTACAAGCAAATTAAAGAGTCACAAGTGGAAAAAGCAGATTTGCTTTTAAATAAATTGAAAGGAAACTAATAGATGTTAAACAACGTTGTACTTGTCGGTCGTATGACCAAAGATCCAGAACTACGCTACACACCAAACAATCAAGCGGTAGCAACTTTTAGCTTGGCGGTCAATCGCAATTTCAAAGGCCAAAATGGAGAGCGTGAAGCAGATTTCATCAATTGTGTGATCTGGCGACAGCAAGCAGAAAATCTAGCAAACTGGGCCAAGAAAGGGGCTTTGATTGGGATTACCGGTCGCATTCAAACACGTAATTACGAAAACCAGCAAGGTCAA